TCACATTACTGATTCTTTTCTTTCTAATTATATTTATATATTATTAATAGTAGGGGGGGTATAATTAATAATTATAGTGTATAATATATAGAACCACAATAGATTTATTAGAGGGAAAATAGGGTATTTATAAGAAAGGGCTTGACAAATAATAAAAAGTATGCTATAATATTAACATAGTAAAGAGATTTTAAAGAATTTTAGTTTTTTTATTAATTATTAGTCGTTTTCTTGGGGAAAACGCCTTATTACTAATTAATAATTATTAATTATTCCGCAAAGGGGAAAATAATGGGTAGAAGATCTATAGAAGATACAAACAAAATAAGAGAAGCCCAAGGTTTGCCCCTACGTAAACATAAAATATCTAAACCTAAGGCTAGAAAAAGTGACGCTATACTACCGGTATCTAAGAAAGCTCGACATCAAGAGGTTCTTGCTGGTATGCTTAATTCAAAAGGTAAAAAAGTTGTTGATAAAGTACTCAACAAAGCCCTAAATGATGAAGATGATGATCAACTAGCATGTTTAAAGATAGTTATGGACAGAATACTGCCATCAGACTATATAAATAAAATGAAAGGTAATGGAAATCAAATACAAATCCACATTTCAGGCGTGGAAGATACTAAAATAAACGAAGTAGAACCAATAGACATGGAGACTATAGATGGCAAAGAATAATTTAATAGATCGGGCTTTTAAATCTGCACAAGGTTTATTACAAAGACCTAATCCGTCATTCGAACCTACAACTATGGTTACAGAAGAGGATACTAAAAATCTAGCTAGACAAATGGATATGATACAGGATCTACCTTACATGTTTCCTCCTACTCAAACAGAAAAAGATGCAGCTGCAGATGCTTTAATTTCTCCTGAATTAAATAATAATAATAATGTAGCTGGAATTAGCAATGATTTAAATCGTGTACCTTATCAAGCAGAGTCTATACCTCTTCAAGGAAATATCCCTCCTATACTAGAGGGTACTCCTAGTTATAATGTAGAAAAAGAGTATGCAGAAAATAAATATCAAGCAATTCTAAATGGAACATATACTCCTACAGATGAAGAAAGACGAAATCCGTATTTAATTACTAAATTTATGGATGACTATAAAGGAAAAATAGAAGAAAGACCAGATATACTTGCAGATCTTAAAAACTATGCTCAAAATATTATGAGTAGTGCTAATTATTTTAATAAAAAAGAAATGGAAGAAGGTAATATAACAACTCCTAGAATAATAAGGGAACTTGAAAGAGTTCTACCAGCAGATTTACAAGCTCAAGTTAAAGAATTTTTATATGGTAATGAGAGTAGTAAAAACAAAGATAATCTAAAAAAACTAGGTAGTAAATACTATGATACTTCTGAATCAATGAAAAAATTAGGTAGAGACTTATATGATGTATATGAAAGCAATACTGATAATATTAATATGCTTAAAGATGTGGCTGGTAAGCCTAATAAATACTTATCTGGACTCTACAATGAGACTAAAAAGTTATCACCTGATATAGCACAATTTATAACAACAGCAGCTAATGCGCCTAACGAATACTTAGGTGGATTTTACAATGAGACTAAAGCTATGGCTGATAAGCCTAGCAATACAATGAATACTTATATGGACTTTCTTAAAAAAGAAGAGGGTTTTAGAGCAGAACCTTACAAACTACCAGGTGAAGAATTTAATACTATAGGCTTTGGACATTATGGTAGTGATGTTCAAGATGGATTAAAAATAACAGAAAGACAAGCAAATAATATTTTAAGAAATGATATTGAAATACGTTTAGAACAAATTACAAATGCTATACCAAATTTTGAAGGCTTTAAATTAAATGATAGAAAACATTTATTAGGTTCTTGGTTTAGAGGTGGTCTAGCAGGATCTCCTAATACAATAGCATTAATTAATGAAGGTAAATATAAAGAAGCTGCAAAAGAGTTTTTAGATAATGATGAGTATAGAAATAAAAAAACGCTTCCAGGAGTTAAAAAACGAATGAGAGCTACAGCTAAAGCTATTAGTAGACTTAAATGACAGCCTTAAATGTAAAGCTTCACGAAAAACAACGTGAAGTTTTTGATGATAATACACGATTTAGAATTGTAGCTGCAGGACGTAGGTTTGGTAAGTCCAGGCTAGCTGCTTGGTTACTTCTTATAGAAGGACTACAATCTAAGTCTAAAGATATATTTTACGTAGCACCTACATATCAACAAGCTAGAGATATTATGTGGGGTGTGCTGAAGGAACTTGGGCATGATGTAATAACATCTGCACATGAGAATACTTCTGTACTTACTTTAGTAAATGGAAGAAAAATATATTTAAAAGGAGCAGATCGACCAGATACCTTAAGGGGTGTTGGGTTGGCATTCTGTGTAATTGACGAGTATGCAGATATTAAGCCTAACGTATGGGAACAGATACTAAGACCTGCGTTGGCTGATGTACAGGGAAAGGCTCTATTTATAGGGACTCCTAAAGGACGTAACCACTTCTATGAACTATTTCAGTATGCAGACTCAGACAAGGACAAGGATTGGGCAGCTTTTCATTACTCATCCTATGATAATCCTTTAATACCTTCTAGTGAAATTGAAGCGGCAAAGAACTCTATGAGTTCATTCGCTTTCAGACAGGAATTTTTGGCTTCTTTCGAAGCTGCCTCTAGGGACATATTTAAGGAAGATTGGATACATATAGATGAAAACGAACCTGAAACTGGTAATTATTTTATTGCAGTCGACTTGGCAGGATTTATTAAAGTTGATAAAGAAGCAGCCAACAAGAATAAAAAATTGGATGAAACAGCAATTGCTATCGTTAAAGTACATGATAATGGTTGGTGGATTGCAGATGTCAGACATGGTAGGTGGGACATTAAACAAACTTGTGAAGAAATTTTTAATGCTGTTAAAGAATATGAACCTACGAAAATAGGCATTGAAAAAGGTAGTTTAAAAAATGCAGCTCTTCCATATTTAATGGACTTGATGCAAAAAAATAATTTATTCTTTCGAATAGATGACTGTACACATGGTAATCAAAAGAAAACAGAGCGCATCGTGTGGGCTTTACAAGGGAGATTTGAGCATGGAAAAGTTGTTCTTAATTATGGTGACTGGAATAATGCTTTTGTTGATCAGTTGGTTAATTTCCCAAACAGCCAACTCCATGATGATTTGGTAGATGCAGTAGCTTATATAGATCAAATACAAGTAGTAGATGTTATTTTTGATGAAGTAGATGAAGAATACGAAGCACTCGATATGGTAAGTGGATATTAACTAAGGATAAAACATGGCAGAATATAAAGCACCATCACAACTAGTTTCTTGGATTCAAGGACATTGTACAGACTGGAGAGATAACAGAGATAGTAATTATCTTGACTACTGGAAAGAATATGAAAGACTCTGGAGAGGTGAGTGGGCTGCTCAAGATAGATTAAGAGAATCTGAAAGAAGTAGAATTGTATCTCCTGCTTTACAAGAAGCTATTGAAAATCATGCATCTGAAATAGAAGAAGGAGTTTTTGGTTCTGGTAATAGTCTATTTAGTATGGATGAAGACATGCAAGATAGAGATGGTAGAGACGTTCAATATCTTCAAAAGTACATGAGAGAGTGTTTTAAAAAGAATGGTCTTCGTAAATCAGTGGGAGATATCATTCTTTTAGCTAGTATTTATGGTACTGGTATTGGTGAAATTGTTATAGAAAAAATGGAAGAAAGAGTACCAGCTACTCAACCTATGCCTGAAGTAGATAGTGTTGCAATAGGCACAGTTAAAAAAGATAAAATTAATGTAAAATTAAATCCTATTAGTCCTCAAAACTTTTTAATAGATCCTAATGCTACTCATGTTAATGATGCTATGGGTGTTGCTATTGAAGAGTTTGTTTCTGCACATAAAGTAGCAGAAAATATGGAAAAAGGAGTCTACTTAGAAGCAGATTTAGGTGGAGAAGCTCAATCAGAGCTAGACTTAGAAGAATCTTGGATTGATGAAGAGTATGATCATGATAAAGTTAAACTATTAAAATACTATGGTTTAGTACCAGAAAAACTTATAGATAAGCCTGAAGATGGTGTAGTAGATATAACAGAAGGAGCTTCAGATGTTTTAACTGACTATGGAAATCTTGTAGAAGCTATAGTTATTATAGGTAATGATAATGTATTACTTAAGGCAGAACGTACGCCTTATATGATGAAAGATAGACCTATTGTTGCATATCAAGATGATACAGTACCTAATAGATTCTGGGGTAGAGGTGTAGCAGAAAAAGGCTGTAATATGCAAAAAGCTTTAGATGCTCAACTTAGATGTCATTTAGATTCTCTTGCTTTAACTACAGCACCTATGATGGGTATGGATGCTACTAGATTACCTAGAGGAGCTAAATTTGAAATTAGACCTGGAAAAACTTTATTAACAAATGGATCACCTAATGAAATTTTAATGCCATTTAAATTTGGTGTAACTGATGCTTCTAATTTACAGACAGCTCAAGAATTTCAAAGAATGATATTACAAGCAACAAATACTTTAGATACTGCTAGTGATACTAAACAACCTACAGGTGGAGAACTTTCTATAACTCTTGCTACTATTCTTAAAAAGAATAAAAGAACTCTTGTTAATTTTCAAGATAACTTTTTAATTCCTTTTATAGAAAAAGCAGCTCATAGATTTATGCAGTTTGATCCAGAAAATTTCCCTGTAGCTGACTATAAATTTGTAGCTAATTCTTCTTTAGGTATGTTAGCTAAAGAAGTAGAACAATTACAATTTATTAATTTACTTAAAACATTAGGACCTAACAGTCCTGTTGTTCCTTTATTATTACAAGGTATTTTAGATAACTCTAGTTTACCTAATAAAGAGACTTTAAAACAAATGTTAACGATGTCTCAACAAAAAGAACAACAAATGAAACAACAACAAACTCAATTAGCTTTAGCTCAAGCACAAGCACAGATAGCTTTATATAATTCAGAGGCTCAAGAAAATACAGCACAAGCTCAAAATTATATGATGGATGCTCAAACTAAACCTCAAGAAGTACAAGCAAAACTTATGACTGCTTTAGCTACAAATCTTCCTAGTGAAGCTGATGAACAAGCAGCTGAATTTAAACGAAGAGTACAAACAGCTGAGTTAATGTTAAAAGAACAAGAGCTAGAACTTAAAAAACAAGATATGATAGATAATAAGGATATTGTAAAAATGCAAATGGCTAAGAAATAGCTTGACAAATTTGCCTTTTTATGATATAATAACTATATGGATCAAGAATTAAGAAAGTATTACGAAGATAGATTTACAATGATGGTAACACCTGGTTGGAAAGACTTTTTAGAAGATGTAGAAAAGTTAGTTACTCAGTATAATAATATTAATACAGTAGATGATGAGAAACAACTTCAAAAAAGAAAAGGTCAACTAGATATATTAAATTGGATTCTTACATTAAAACAAGTTTCTCAAGAAACTTTTGATGAGTTAGAAAATGAAAAAACTATTTGAATTTGAGTGTAAAGACTGTGGAGTTTTTGAAGAACTTACAGAATACACTCAAACATGTGATTGTCCCAGTTGTGGTAAAGTATCTTATAAAATTATAAGTACCCCATCTATACAACTAGAAGGATGGTCAGGGAGTTTCCCAGGAGCTATGGCTAAATGGGAAAAAAATCATTGGCAAGACTCCCGCCAAAAAACCAAAAAAGCAGCTGAGGATTAGTCTCCTTAGTTACTTTCCTAAAATGCTAAATGCACAGGAGAAATGATATGGCTAAAATAGTAGAAGAAGTTGAAGAAATTGATGTAATCCCTGCTCCAGATAAAGCTGAAGATGTAACAGAAATAGTTGATACTAGTCTAGATAAAGAATTAGAACCTATACCAGAACCAACTCCTGAAGTATCTGAAGAAGTCAAAGAAGCAGAGGAAGACTTACCTGAGAAGTATAAAGGTAAATCTGCTAAAGAAATTATTGCTATGCACCAGGCAGCTGAAAAGTTAATTGGTAAGCAAGGTTCTGAAGTAGGTGAACTAAGGAGAGTCGTAGACGATTTCATTAAAACACAAACTTCGAAAGAAGAAGCAAAGACTACAGAAACAACACCAGAAGAGTTTTATGATGATCCTTCTAAACATGTAAAAAAGGAAATTGACAGTCATCCAGCAATTAAAGAGGCTCAAGAAGCTGCTTTGCAAATGAAGCGTACTGCAACATTAACAAGGTTAAATTCTGAGTATCCTAATCTGGAAGAAATAGTACAAAACCCTGCATTTGCAGAATGGATAAATTCTTCTAAAGTTCGCTCCGAATTATACAACAGAGCTGAAGTACATTTTGATTATGATTCTGCTAAAGAATTATTAAGTAACTGGACTGATAAACAAGAACGAGTTGCTAAAGTTGCAGAGACTAATAAGATTGATAAAGAGAATCAATTAAAAGCAGCAAATGTTGGTAGTAAAGGAAGTAACGAACCTGTTTCTAAAAAGAAGTATCGTAGAAGCGATATTATTAAACTTATGCAAACCGATCCTGATAAATATGATGCCTTATCAAATGAGATAATGGACGCATATAGAGAAGGACGGGTTATTTAAATTAATATTTTAGAGAGGTAATTAAAATGGCTTATCCAACCCCTGCAGTCACTACGACTACAGCAGCTAAGTTTATACCTGAGATTTGGTCCGACGAAGTGATTGCGTCTTACAAAAAAAACTTAGTAGCAGCAAATTTGTTTAAAAAAATGTCTTTTACAGGCAAAAAAGGTGATGTAATTCACATTCCTAAACCTACTAGAGGTTCTGCTTCAGTTAAAGCAGCATCAACAGCAGTAACGTTGATTGCAGCTACAGAAACAGAAGTTCAAGTAGCAATTGATAAACACTACGAATACTCACGTTTTATTGAGGATATCGTAGAAGTACAAGCACTATCATCAATGCGTAGATTCTATACAGATGACGCAGGTTATGCTTTAGCTAAACAAGTTGATACAGACTTAGTTCAGTTAGGTAGAACATTTAATGGTGGTGATGCTGGTGCAGATTATGATGAAGCTTTTATAGGTAGTAATGGTACTACTAAATATGTAAAAGGTTCTAACAATGAAGCTGCTCTTACAGATGCAGCTATCCGTAGAACTATTCAACGTTTAGATGATAATGATGTTCCTACTGAAGGTCGATTCTTTTTGATTCCTCCATCAGCTAGAAACACATTAATGGGTCTAGATCGTTATACAGCTATGGACTTTGTAGGTGAGACTGGTAATGCTAACACAATTAGAAATGGACAAATTGGTAACCTTTATGGTATGCCTGTTTATGTTTCTTCTAATGCTGATACAACTTCTGGTACTGCTGCTGCTCGTGTATGTCTAATGGGACATCAAGACGCAGCTGTTTTAGTAGAACAGATGGGTGTTAGATCACAAACTCAATACAAACAAGATCATTTAAGTACTCTTTACACTTCAGATACAATTTATGGTGTTAAAGAATTACGTGATGACTCTGCGTTTGCTTTAGCTGTGCCTGCATAATAGCAGTTAGATAGCCCCCTTCGGGGGGTCTATCTTTATTAATTTATAGGAAACAATTATGGCGATATATAGAGGAGTAGGTGGTGCCGGAGATGCAACAGTTGATGCAAGTAGTGCCTCGACTCTTGCCACAACAAAAGCTGCAGAAGCAGCTACTAGTGCAGCAAATGCAGCAATAAGTGCTACAGCCGCAGCGACTAGTGCAACAACAGCGGAAGGGTATGTAGATACCTTTGACGATAAATACTTAGGCTCAAAATCATCAGCACCCACAGTAGATAATGATGGGGACGCTTTAACAGATGGAGCACTTTATTTTAATACAACAAGTAACATAATGTTTGTATATGATTTAGGAACAACAGCGTGGTTACAACTTACTTTAACTAGTACTAATCAAACAAATGTAAATACTGTAGCAACAAATATCTCTAATGTAAATTCTGTTGCTGGAAATAATACTAATATTACAGCAGTAGCAGGTAATAGTACCAATATTAATACAGTAGCAGGAGACGCTACAGAAATAGGAACTGTAGCAGGAAGTATTGCAAATGTTAATACAGTAGCAACTAATGTTACTTCAGTAAATAGTTTTGCATTAACTTATTTAGGAGCACAATCATCTGCTCCAACAACTTCTAATGTAGGAGCTTTATACTATAATACAACAACTAATAATTTATTTGTTTGGAGTGGCTCTGCTTGGGATGAAGCAGCCTTTTCAGTTACAGGAGCAGTAACCGCATTTAATAGTAGAACAGGAGCAGTTACTCTTTCTAATGCAGATGTAACAACAGCATTATCTACAGGAGGTATAGCAACAGCTAAAATAGCTGATAGTGCTATTACAACAGCTAAAATAGCTGATAGTGCTATTACAACAGCTAAGATAGCTGACGACGCTGTTACTGCTGATAAGTTAGCTAATTCTATTAATACAGAAATTGCAGCTAATACTGCAAAAACAGGAATTACTTCTAGTCAAGCTAGTGCTATTACTGCTAATACTGCTAAAGTAACTAATGCTACTCATACAGGGGATGTTACTGGTGCAACTGCATTAACAATAGCTAATGATGCAGTAACAGTAGCTAAACTTAATTTAATATCTACTGCTTCTGTACCTAGTTTAGAAGCTAAAGGTACATCAACTGTTACAGATGGTTATATACAATTAAATTGTTCTGAAAACTCTCATGGTATTAAATTAAAAAGTCCACCACATAGTGCAGGAGCTAGTTACACATTAACTTTTCCTAATGATGATGGAAATGCTAGTGAGTTTTTACAAACTGACGGATCTGGCGTAATGACTTGGGCAGTACCTACAAATACTACTTACACAGCAGGAGCAGGATTAAGTCTTGGTGGCACAACCTTTACATTAGACTTAACTAATGCACAAACATTCACAGGTGTTCAAACATTTACTAATATTACTGAAACACAGACAACTAAGTCAGCAAGTTTTACACCTAACTTATCAACAGAAGGTACAGTATTTTCTTGTACAGGTACAATGACAATTACTATGCCAACAGCTGCAGCAGGTAAATCTTTTACTATTGTTCACGCTACAGGTAATTCAATTACATGGGCAGGTACTATTAAATGGAATGGTGGTTCTGCACCAACAGCAGCTGCAGCAATAGAGATATATGTATTTTATTCTGATGGTACTAACTGGTATGGAATGCAGTCTGGCACTGGATTTGCTTAATGTTTACTAGGTCAAGAATGATGCAAGCTGCAGGTAATGCAGGAGGAGCTGTCGAGATAGCTTTAACTATTTCTGGTGATACTCATAACTATAATATCTGGGATAACAGAGGAGGTACTTACGAAGCAGGTAACAGTATTCTTACACTTACTATTAACTCTGGAATCTATGTAGGTTCAACTAGTACAGGAACATATGCACTTACTATACCAACTAATTTTCATGCAGATGACCAAATATTTATTATTAATAATGGGGTTATTATTGGCATGGGTGGTAATGGTGGCACTGGTGGGCAAGGTAATATAAATGCTGATAGGGCAGGCATAGCAGGAAGTGCAGGAGGTCATGCTATTTATGCACAAAGAGCTGTAACTATTACTAACAATGGTACAGTTGCAGGTGGTGGTGGAGGTGGTGGTGGTGCAGGAAACGAACGCTATTGCTCATCTTATTTTTATGGCAGCTGTATAGCTTATGGCTCATACAGAGGAGCAGGAGGTGGCGGAGGAGCAGGCTACAATGCAGGTAGTGGAGGAGGAACAAATAGTACTTCTGGTTCTTCAGGACCAGGTTCAGCAGGCTCTAAAACAGGTGGAGGTTCTGGAGGTACAGGAGCAAATGGTTTAGGAGGTGGAGGTAATGGTGGAGGACCGGGTTCAGCAGGTAGTGCAGGAAGTGCTAATGGTGGTGGCTCTGGAGGTGGAGGAGCATCAGGTAATTATGCAGTAGGTAACTCTAGTATTACATGGGCAACTACAGGAACACGATTAGGTGGAGTAAGTTAATTTTAATTTAGGAAAAAATTATGGCAACAATATATACAAAGGTTCATGAATATAATAAGGACACTCAGGCTATTGTAGTTAGTTTTGCTTCTACTGAAACTAAATCACAAAATCCAGACTCTCATGAAAAAATTAATTATAGTATTCATTATTTAGTAGAAGAAGGAGCTAGTCAACAAGACTTAAAAGATGCTTTATCAAAAGTAGGGTTAGATTGGTGCGAAGCACATTGCAAAAAAGAAATGCTTGATGACAAGCCTGAAAAACAAACAGAAGTAGAAAATTTGGTAGGTACAAGTTGGTCAAAAGATTTAGAAAAACCTGAAGCACCAAATATAGACGGTAGCTTAGATTTGAATCAATTAAAAGTAGATTTAGGTCTTACATAGATGGAATATTTTATTTCACAATATGGTAGTAAACTATGCTGTGTAATAGCATCAATACTTGGTGCATTATTTAATTATAATAAAAAGAAACTAAAAGGTAAAACACCTAAAGGTGGACATATTCATTGGTTAATAGAAAGAAAAAGAGCTAGACAAGAATTAGGATTTACTTTAATACTAGCTGTAGTAACTGCTGAATTTTTTATACCACCAATACTACATATATTTAATTTAGGTATGCTAGCAGGACCAGCAATAGCATTCTTTATAGGGTATAGTGGAATGAGACTTCTTCCTGCTATAGAAAGTAAAATACATAATATTCTAGAGAAAGGATGGAAATGACACCACACGAAGAAATGAAAGCACATGAAAAGTTATGTGCAGAAAGATATAATACAATTCATAAAAGATTAGATCGAATTGAAATTATGTTAAACAAATTAGTGTGGGGAGCTCTAGCAGGATTTGGAGCTGTTGTAGTAGCAGTATTAGTTCAAACAATATGATAAGTATATTACAACATTTAATTCCAATAGGTCTGGGTTTTATTGCTAAACTAACAGCAATTAAATCAGAGCAAGCTCACCAACAACATCAAATGATGTTACAAGCTTTAGCAGCAAAAGAAGGTGCAATCCAAAAAGCAAGGGAGCATGCAAGTACAGAAGGTAAAATGGCTGCATGGAATAGACGAATATTAATGTTTGCTATTCTTTCGTTAGTAGCTGTATATCCTTTAGCAGGAGTATTAGGTATAGATACAGTAGTTAAAATTGTAGAAGAACCTACTAGTTTTCTTTTTGGTATTTTTGAAATTGGAGGAGAAACTAAGTTTGAAACAATTAAAGGACTATACAAGTTTGATGAAATATTTACATGGGCAACAATGATAGTAGAGTTTTATTTTGGTGGACAGTTAGCAAAAGGAAAATAAATGAAATCATTTATAAGTCTTTTAGCTTTTTTAACAGTTATGCCAATAACACCTACAGTACTATTTATAATAACGTTGTGGAGTAGTGTTTAATGCCTTACATGAGTAAAGGGAAACGAGACTATAAAAAAGAACTTAATTGGGAAAAGAAAAAGAAACCTAAAAGAGTTAAAGAGAGAGCTTCTCGTAATGCTGCACGAACTAAACTTGGTCTTAAGAAAGGTGATAAACGCCACGCAGCACATAAGAATGATAATGCAATGGATAATAGAAAAAGTAACTTAAAAAAAGTATCTGCTAAAAGTAATTTAAGTAAAGAAGCTAAAAAGAAAAAACGTAACTTAACTAAAAGGAGAACTTAATATGCCTATGGTAAATGGAAAAAAGTACGCTTATACAGCAAAAGGTAAAATGGCAGCAGAAAAAGCCAAAAAGAAAAAAAAGAAGAAAAAGAAAACAATGAAAATGAGTAAAGGATACTAAAATGAAAAATGAGAAAATGAAACCTCATATGATGTATTCTAAAGCTGGTAGAGGACAAATGGTATTTACAAAGAAAAAACATTTAGAATTAAAAGGAAAAGGGTATACTCATACTAAACCTAAAACAAAGGTAAAAAAATAATGGCTAAAGATTCTAGATTAGCAAGAGCAGGAGTATCAGGGTTTAATAAACCTAAACGTACTCCTAATCATCCTAAAAAATCACATGTAGTTGTAGCTAAAGAAGGTGATAAAGTTAAAACTATACGCTTTGGAGAACAAGGTGCTTCTACGGCAGGTAAACCTAAAGCAGGAGAATCTGCAAGAATGAAAGCAAAACGTAAATCATTTAAAGCTAGACATCGTAGAAATATATCTAAAGGTAAAATGTCAGCTGCATACTGGGCAGATAAAGTAAAATGGTAAAAAAGAAAAGTACAGTAAATAAAGCAGGTAACTATACTAAACCTACAATGCGTAAAAATCTGTTTAATAGGATTAAAGCAGGTAGTAAAGGAGGAAAGCCTGGACAATGGTCAGCACGTAAAGCACAAATGTTAGCTAAACAATATAAAGCTAAAGGTGGTGGTTATCGTGGCTAAAGCTAAATCTCAGAAAAGTTTATCTAAATGGACTAAACAAAAGTGGAGAACTTCTGATGGTAAACCTAGTAAAGGTAAAAAAAGATACCTTCCTGATGCTGCTTGGAATGCTTTAAGCCCTGCAGAAAAAAGAGCAACTAATGCTGCTAAACGTAAAGGTAATAAAAAAGGTAAACAACATGTAGCACAACCTAAAAAAGTAGCTAAAAAAGTAAGAAAGTATCGTACATAATAATAGGACAGACTAATGACATATTTAGAAATAGTTAATAGTGTATTAAGAAGACTAAGGGAAGAACAAGTTTCTACTTTAGCTGAAAATGAGTACTCTAAATTAATCGCAGATTTTGTAAATGTTTCAAAACAAGAAATAGAACATGCTTGGGATTGGAGAGTACTTAGAAATACATTAACTGTCAGAACAGTAGATGGAATTTTTAACTGGATTTTAGAAGACTCTACAACAAGATTTAGAGTTTTAGATGTATATAATGCAACTACTAAAAACTTTATGTACTTACGTCCTAATGAGTGGATGGATGAAAGGTTTGCTTTTGTTGAGTCTCCAGCTAAAGGATCTCCAACTTACTATGCTTTTAACGGTGTTACATCAGATGAAGATAGTCAAGTAGATGTTTATCCTGTTCCTGATGGAGAATATATACTTAGATTTAATATTGTACAACCTCAAAAAGATTTAGTACTAGCTACAGATACTCCTTTAATTCCTGCACAATTAGTTATAGAAGCTACACTTGCAAGAGCTATTAGTGAAAGAGGAGAAGATGGAGGTAGCCCAGATCAAGAAATAAGATATAGAAATCTTTTATCAGATTATATTGCAATAGAAGCAGGTCAAAAACCTTATGAAACTATTTGGAAAGCAGTTTAATGGCAGCACCTTTACAGTCTGTTAGTTTACTATCTCCAGGGTTTTTAGGTTTAAATACTCAAGATGCTAGAGTAGGTTTAGATAGTGGTTATGCTACTAGAGCTAATAATTGTATAATTGATCAGTATGGTAGATTAGGAGCACGAAAAGGTTATTCTTTATTAACTACTGATAGAGGAACATTAACTGCAGATACTTACATTGAGTCTTTGTTTGAATTTACAGATAACACAGGAAGTACAGAAATATTATCAGCAGGAGATGGAAAATTATTTAATGGTACTACTACATTAGTTCCTCAAAGTATTAAAGCTGCTGATCAAACTACAGATGTATCAGTAACATTTACTGGTAACAGATGGCAGTTTTGTTCATTACCTAAAGGATCTGGAGCATCAGCAGTTACTTATGCATTTGCTGCACAAAATGGTAATGAGTTATTAGTTAGAAGAAGAGTTAGTGATACTGGTGCTTATATATTTCAAAAAGTAGGTACTGCTGGACATGGTACAGCTCCTACTGGAATTAGTTCTTTTGATCCAGATTGTGCTATATCTGCTTATGGTAGAATATGGACTGCAGGTGTTTCAGTTAATAAACATACTTTATTTTTTAGTGATCTATTAGATCCAACTAATTTTACTACAGGTAGTGCAGGTGTATTAGACATAAGTTCAGTAGTAGGTAATAAAGATGAAATTGTAGGGTTAGCTAATCACAATGGATTTCTAGTAATATTTTGTAAAAATAACATTGTAATATATCAAAATGCTGGAGATCCTCCTAATATTTCATTAGTAGATACTATAGTAGGTGTTGGTTGTGTTTCTAGAGATTCTATTCAAGCTACTGGTACTGATTTAATTTTCTTATCACAGTCTGGTATTAGATCTTTACGACGAACAGTACAAGAGAAATCTTTACCTATGAGAGAACTATCTTTAAATATTAGAGATGACGTGGTTGACTACTTAGCATTAGAACCAAATTTAAATGCAATAAAAGCAGCTTACTTTGAACGAGAGGCTTTTTATATTTTAACATTTCCTTCATCTAAACTTATGATTTATGTAGATTTAAGGACAGAGCTTCCAAATGGAAGTGCTAGAATTACTACTTGGAGTATAGATAATGGTGATGTTTTTAAAACATATTTATCTACGTCAAATAGAAAATTATATGTTGGAGTTCCTAATGGTATAGGAGAATACACAGGATATAAAGATAATCAACAAAGTTATGAACTTGCTTATAAATCTCCATTTTCTGACGTTGGTGGAGGAGTAGTCAAAAAGTTTTTAAAAAAAGCTAAGTTACTAGTAATAGGTTCTGGGGAACAAGATTTTGTTTTTGGTTATGGTTATGACTATACTTTAAATCCTAGAACTATTGTATTAGCTAGAGATTTAGGTGATGGAGACTATACAAAATTTGGAACGTCTACTTCTTTATATGCAGTTAGTAAATACTCTTCAGTAGGTATTGGAGTACAAGAAATAAAAGTTCCATTAGGAGGATCTGGAGAAACGTTTGCATTTACAATTAATGCTACGATTGATGATGATTCAGTAAGTGTACAAAAAATAGATTTATTCTTAAAAACAGGGAAAAATTCATAATGACTGATTATACAAAAACAACAAACTTTTTAGCAAAGGACTCATTACCTGACTCTGATACTAATAAGATTATTAGAGGATCTGAATTTGATACTGAATTTAATAATTTAGTTACAGCAGTAGCAACAAAAGCAAATACAGCTTCTCCTACATTAACAGGAACACCAGCTGCACCTACTGCAGCAGCAGCTACTAATTCTACTCAAGTAGCTACAACAGCATATGTAACTACCGCAGTAGCAAATGCTATACCAGCAGGTACAATTGTATTATGGTCTGGGGCTACTTCTGCTATACCAACAGGTTGGCTAATCTGTGATGGTACTAGTAGTACTCCTGATTTAAGAAATAGATTTGTAGTAGGTGCTGGGTCTACATATTCAGTAGATGCAACAGGAGGTAGTGCTGATGCTACATTACCTAGCCATACTCACACAGCAACAGTTACTGACCCTGGACATAACCATACTTTTACAAAACCTGTAAATGAAGATGGAGGTGGTTCTGGAGAGTCAGAAGTTCAGAATACAACTACAGGAACTACAAGTACAGCAACAACAGGAATTACAGTAGCAAACTCTACAGAAGGTTCATCTGCTACTAATGCGAATTTACCCCCATACTATGCATTAGCATATATAATGAAATCTTAAGGAGAATAAAGTGTTAGGCGATATATTTGGAGCAATTACAGGATCTACTAAAGCAGCTAAAAAAGCAGCAGCAGAAACAAAAGCTGCAGCTAAATTAGCTGAATTTAAACCTTTTGATATAGAAGGGTCTATTTTTAGTGATGTTGAGTTTGGTGAAGATACAGCAAAATATACATTATCTCCAGAACTAGCTAAAATTAGAGATAGTTTTTTTGAGGGAGCTGATTATTTTAGTGATGCTACTAAAACAGCTTCTTTAGATGCTTCTAAACTTAGAGACTATGGTAGGGGTTTATTTGATTCTGCTACAAGTAGAGATACAGATGAGTTAGCAGGAGACTACTATAGAAGAGCTCTTGGT